ACTGGAAGCTGATACAAAATGGACACTTTGTATCGCGGCAGTATTTAGCAACTAGGTGGGATGAAAACAATTGCAGACCACAATGCATAGGCGATAATATTTTTGGAAACGGCAAACCTTTAGATTTTGAAGAGCGGTTAAAAGCTGAGCTGGGAGCTGATTATGTTGAGGAAATGAAAGCGTCCCGGCACCAATCTTTGAAGTTAGACCGCCATTGGTACGAGGAACAAATATCTAAATACAAACTGTTGATAACTCAATAGACATCCGGGTGCTTTTGTTATAATATGGGTAGTGTTGGAGAGGTAGCTCATCGGTAGAGCGGTCGTTTGAAACCGGCGCAAGTGGTATCCTAGGAATATGGCTTGCTTGAGTAGGTTCAATTCCTACCCTCTCCACACAGTACTCGTTATTTGATGGGGAAAATTCGTTTCTTGTTAGCAAAGCTAATGCAGATAACTGCTTTGACTGCTTGGCAAGTAGGTAAAATAGCAAGGAGCCTGTTAGTTTTTCCCCACCAGCTCGTGAGCTGTACATACCCACGCAGGTTGCCGTTTCTCTGGTGTCTCATTTGATACTGTTATCTTACACCTCCGAAGCACGAGAGACACAACGAGTCCGTTCGAGTCGGGCTGTGGGTACAAAATAATATGGTATAATATAGCTATGTCACACCCTGCTCAAAAGGAATTCTTCCGAAAAGTAAAACAACTATACCCTAAAAACTTTCACCTAGCTACAGTAATTGATTGTGGATCACTAGATGTAAACGGATCACTCAAGGATTTATTTACTCAATCAGAATACACAGGAGTAGACATAGTAGCGGGGAATAACGTCGACGTTGTCTCTCACATCAAAGACCTAGATTATGCAGATAACATTTTTGATACTGTTATCTCCGGTGAAATGCTAGAGCACGATGAAACATGGCGCGAAAGTCTCCAGAAGATGTACGACCTATGTAAGCCTGAAGGACTTGTTGCTTTGTCATGTGCCGGTGAAGGACGTAAAGAACACGGTACATCAAGGACAACCGGCAAGCGTGGTATTTGGGGAACATCACCTGATTACTACATGAATCTATTAGAACAAAACTTTCGGGAAGTGTACAAAGATGACATGTTCGATGTGGTATACTACGAATACAACCCCGTAGCCAAAGACCAATACTTCTACGGTATTAAAAAATAGTTTTAATAAATGAGAATCAGTCTCGCTCACCAGTTCTTTACCGAAGACCCATACAAAGCCTTTGCAAAGAGATATGACTGTAGTCCAAAACTATGGTACGAAATCTACAACCAAAGATTTATCTGGCACCAATACGAAATACCAATCTTGTGTGAGTATTTCAAGTTAAAGACAAAGATGGACATAAACGACAGAACTATACGACGCTGGATAAAAAGAACACAGATATACAACCGCGCACAAGACGCAATCAAGAAAGGAGTCAAGGACGTATCCTATACCTACTTTGACATGATTTTAACAGAACATGAATTCACTGAATTACTAAGCTAGTATGGAAATAAAACCCTACAGTAAAAACGCTAAGAAGCACCCACAAAAGCAAATAGACCAACTCGCTGCTATTGTGCGTGAAGTCGGGTGGAGACAACCAATTCTTGTAAATCAACACGGCGTAATAGTAGCTGGTCATGGACGTTGGGAAACGTACCAACAGAACAAAGACTTGAAAGAGCCCTGGGTTATTGACGATAAAGGTCAAACTATAATGGGTGAAGCTGAAACCACTCCCCTTACTGAACAACAAGAGAAAGCCTACCGTCTAGCTGATAACAAGCTGGCCGAGACTGATGTTGATATGGGCTTGGTAATTGAGGAGCTAAAGGAACTGGAAGCACTGGGAGAGTTAGCACCACTTACAGGGTATGACATGGATTTAACTATCGAGGCTGATGAGGCTGATGATGAAGTGCCGGAAGTACCAGAGGAGCCCAAAAGTAAGTTAGGTGATTTGTATGAGTTAGGGGAGCATAGGGGTGTTGTGTGGTAGTGCAACGGATATAGATGATGTTGAACACGCTCTTGGAGGTAAAACGCCTGACCTAGTACACACAGACCCACCCTACGGCATGAATGCAGTATCAAAAAGCGGCGTATTGTCTGCAAACTATGGAACAGACATACTTGGTGACGATAATCCTGATGTCGCCAAAGACTCTTTTGCTTTGATATATGGTCTATTACCTGATGCGAAACATATATGGTGGGGAGCAAATTACTACTGTAGCGTATTGCCTGACAGTGAATGTTGGCTGGTATGGGATAAAAACAACGGAGAATCTGACCAGACTGATTGCGAGCTTGCATGGGCTAATTTCCGAAGTGTTGTCCGGCAATTTACTCAATCATCAGAGAAAATCAACCGCGTACATCCAACTCAAAAGCCAGTGTCTTTAATGGGCTGGATACTAAAACGCTTTAAACTCACAGCAGATACAGTGTTTGACCCGTTTTTAGGTAGTGGCTCAACTCTTATTGCCGCAGAAAAGGCAAACTGCAAATGTATAGGAATGGAATTAGACCCACGCTTTGTAGACGTCATAGTACAACGCTATGTAGACTACGTTGATACCCCCGTGGTAAAATGTAACGGAGAAGATGTAACTAATTTATGGCAGAAAAACAAGGAAAAAACAAGGAGTTCTTAGAGAACCAGTTTGCTAAAGGTGAATCAGGTAATCCTAATGGCAGACCGAAAGGTAGCCTGTCCTTTTCTACGTTATACCGTAAGGCTATCGAGAACATAGCCAAAGCTAAAGGTGTCACACCAGATGAGTTTGAAATTCAATTAGTAACTCAGGCGATTACTAAAGGCTTTAATGGTGATAGGAGTTTCTATGCTGACACTATGGATAGGATACACGGTAAGGCACAGCAACATGTTGACCACACTACAGATGGTGAAAAGATAGCTTTTGGATGGATAAATGACAAAGATAATAACGATTCCATATAAGCCTAGAAGTTGGGCAAAATCATTCCATAATAGCGGAAAGCGTTTTAGCGTTCTTGTTATGCACAGACGTGCAGGAAAGACAGTCGCTGCCGTTAATCACCTTATTCGTGCTGCATTACTTAATAACAATACTAAGTATGCTTATATAGCACCAACATACAAACAAGCAAAGAACATTGCTTGGGACAATCTGAAAGAATATGCGCGCGTAATTCCAGGCGTCAAGTTTAATGAATCAGAGTTACGTTGTGACTTTCCAAACGGATCACGTATTACTCTATTTGGTGCTGATAATCCAGACTCACTTCGTGGTATTACTCTATGGGGTGTTATCTTCGATGAATACTCACAGCAACCGTCTAACATTTGGACAGAGATAATCTCGCCAACACTTTCTAGTACACAAGGATGGGCGATATGGATTGGGACACCTAAAGGAAAAAACGCTTTTTATAGACTCTATGAGGATAATATAAACGACCCCGATTGGTACACAGCACTACTACGGGCTAGTGAGTCTGGTGTGCTACCAGAATCAGAACTTGCTATACAGCGTAAGAACATGAGTGAGGATGAATATTTGCAAGAGTATGAGTGCTCGTGGGAGGCTAGTATCAAAGGCGCTTACTATGCCCGTGAAATACAAAAAGCTAGAGAGGAAAACAGAATTACAGTAGTCCCCCATGAGCCAATGGTGCCGGTGCATACCTGGTGGGATTTAGGTGTTGGTGATGAAACTACTATTATATTTATACAAAACACAGGCTGGCAATGGCGTGTGATTGATTGCTACACTGCAACAGGTGAAGGATTCCAACACTATGCCCAAATCTTAAAAGATAAGGGATATTACTACGGCAAACACTTTGCTCCACATGACATAGCGGTACGTATGCTAGGAGAAACTGCAATGACTAGACTAGAGATAGCCCGGAAGTTGGGTATTGTATTTGAGACTAAAGTAGTAGGAGACAAAGAGACTACGGTTGTACCTATGCTTTCAGTAGATGACGGTATAAATGCCCTTCGTATGCGATTCAAGTCCTTGTGGTTCGACGCTGAAAAGTGTGCTCTACTACTAGATGCTCTTACTCACTACCGCAAGAAATGGAATGACAGCATGGGAAGGTTCGACGAAAAGCCCCATCACGATTGGTCGTCTCACTTTGCGGACGCTATGAGATATTGGGCCGTTACCCCACTTGACGAAATACAAAACGACTTTGACGATTCTCTAGTACAGCAAGTGTCACAAAATCGTATGAGAGACCGTAGTTTTAGATAGAATAGGCACATGTACAAATCTATTTTTGCAACTATCCGTGACGAAATCAATGACTTCATGTACAACGACATTGAAGTTGTCGACGGCTACTCATTTAACCAATACGATACAATCAAGCGTACTCACCTTTATCTCAACTCACAGTTTGAAGGTTCGCCAATGTTTGAGGGGCGTGAAAAGATATTCTTTAACATTGTAAAGTTCCGCAAGGAGGCTGTAGCTCGGTTCTTTGATATTGATACAAAGGATATTAAGCTACGCCCAACTAACCCAAAGAGTGAGTTCTCGACCCTTTTCCTAGAGAAGGAACTACAATATTGGGTTAAAAAGAACAAGTTTGATATTCTGCTTAATAAACTAGCCGACCAATTCACAGGCTACGGCTCTGCTGTATTAAGAAAAACAGCAAAGGGTGCCAAGATTATGGACCTACGCCGTCTTTTCCTCGACCCGACAGTAGAAAGTATTAGTGATTCACGTTTTATTATTGTAAAGCATAATCTTACAGCCTCACAGCTACGTGATAAGACAAAAGATGGTTGGGACAGTGATGCTATCGAACGTATTATTCGGCGAGCAGAAGAAAACAAAGAGAAGTCAAACGCTTCACAGTCTTACGAAGATGGTGGAAATATAAACACGATCCGTTCTACTCCGTATATCGAAGTATATGAGCGTTTTGGTGAAGTTCCTATGAGTGAGTTTGGTGGTAAATCAGATAAACTACAACGCTCTCTCTTTATTGTAGCCGAGCCTTTCAGGACTGAAAGTAGTGAAGATGGTACAGAATACGATAACGGTGAAGTACTATTTCATTCTAAGTGGAATAAAGAATATCCTTTCCGCGATATCCACTACAGTAAAACAGAAGGCCGTTGGCTTGGTGTTGGGGTAGTAGAAGACCTATTCCCGGTACAGGAACGTATTAACGAAGTAAAGAATCAACAGCGTGTCTCAATGGAGATTAGCTCTATTCACTTATTCCAGACAAGTGATAATACAATTGTATCT